TCTAAGATTGGGATGGTGAACGTTGTTGAGTCGCCCGGATCATCCTGGGCGCCATGGAATTTTTCAAAGTTCACCCATATTGTCCTATATGGGACGAAAAACCAGTGAGTCTCCATATACATATTGTCCAGTATTGGATGGAGAGGTGTAGCGAGCCTCATAAAGAATGAGGCTCGCAAATTGAAGGTGTCTCCTGGAATTATATCCATGACCAGGATTGGAATTAGGAAGTCTACGTCGAATGCGGTTTTTAGACCGTGAGACAGATTGAACGACGACCTCGCGATATCCGCTCGTGGCACTTGTGAGAATTGATGTTGTGATTTCATTTTGTTCCGCCGTAGCTAGGAGGTTTATCCCCGTTCCCGGGGAGCTGATGTTCCGATACTTCTATTTCATTCTCGAAGTTGTCCTGTTTCACCCTCCTAGTGGCGGCGATTGTTTCCAGTGCCGTCATTAAGGATTGGTTTTCCTCGTTGTGAAAGTTTCCGTTGGTGTCATCGAAGACACCAAGACGGAATAATGTGTAGTCCTCGGGATGTTTCCCGCAGGGATGTTCAGCATCAATAGAGATGTCGTTAAAAGAACGAACGGCCTCGCCGTCTGATTGTGTAAAGAACGGTCTCGAATAGAGACCTGATGCTTGATCGAAGATTGAGTAGATATTAAGTTTCATTAGAGGGCCCTCTTTCGGTTGGATAAGCGCGCTCTAGCGCACTTATATTTATCGTGCAGACGTTCGGGTTCGAAGTCTTCACGGTGTTTTGCGATCCATTCCTGCCTGAGGTTTTTAACCATTTCATGCATTGACGGATCGCTGTGTTGCAGGATCGTTTCATAGTAACGTGGGACTTTTTTGATGATCCCCTTGCCGGGTACCGGAGACTCATCTGATGGGAAAAAGTCCGTTTTATATTTTTCATAGAATTCTGATCCGATTCCCGGTTTTAGAGACATTGTGATGTAAGGAGGTTTGACCCAGTAAGCGACGCCATAGTCATCGCTTCTGAGATAAGTTTCGAGTGCTTCATTGCCCGTGATTTTTTTAAGTATATAGCCTGCAGTGTATGACGCTGTTTCGAAGTTGAGCTCGCCGATTGTGCAGAAGCCATAAGGCCACAATTTTTGTAAGGTTTCACTCTCATAGGTCGTGAGACCTTCTTGCTGCGAATACACGTGTACATCGTCGAATTCGATATTGAACAGACATGCGTGATAGTGAGGTCTGAGATTTTCGTCACCGTATTCCCCACAGTGGAAATAGCGGATAGTTTGATAGGGTTTTTTGAGTTCCCCGTCCTCATCGGTCGGGTTGAAGTGTCTGCGTAGCCGTTTAATAAAGTCCCGGAAGTGGTGATAATTGAGCGAGTAGTCCTCGGGTACATAGTAGTGATTTTTGAATTGTTCGTCTGTACATTCTTTTTCTGATCGGTAAGTGAAAGTGACGAAACAATTCCCATTAGTATGTTTGTGCAGATGGGACTCGTGGACAATACGCATAGCCCACATAAGAGACTTATCAAGGCGGCAGCCAAGACACTGCCCGCAAGCAACCTCCATTTTGCCGATAGTGTGTTGTGATCTTTTGAAGACCAGAGCGCCATTGGAATTTTTAAACCCTTTGAGGGGTGAATAACACGCCATGATGCGTGAGCCCCTTTCTGAGTTTTAAATATGGCCATTCCGGCCAAGGTTTTTTCACAGGCGGAAGCCGCCTCGTGACATTCCAGTGCGATTGTTTTTCGGATGGGTACCGGCATTGCCGGAGAAGTTTTTACGAGATTTCTTGCGGGACATTTTGTGTCTGCGTCGCATTATCATGCTCCTTAATTGGACGGGTGCTACCCGTCCCGTTCGCGGACGCCGGGAGCGACCCGGCTGCTCTCTAATATACGGTCGTTTGTACTCCCTTTTTTTGTTTTTTGCTAGGTGATTGGTGTCACCTAGCCAGTTCCTGATCAAGTAGAAGAGGAACTGGGCGCCGAATCCGGCGCCTTAGGTTGCGTAGGGGCGTCTGAGACCTTCAGAACGCCATTATCCGGCTCTGCCGGCTGATTATCATCTGCAACCTTTTTTGATGTGCTATCGCGCGTTTCACGCGCTCTAATTTGGTCTGCGGTTTCTATACCGCTGACCGTTAGTTGTTGCCGACCTGGTTCAGCCAGGCCGGGCAACAGAGTGCCAAGTCGATCGACATTGGCAGGGTCATTCACATATTTGAAGAATTGTTCCGGAGATTGATTAAATTCACTCCGTAGCTCGACCGGGAGATCGTCGAAAATTTCGCGTCCCCTAGCGAGCATTAATTGAGTTTCGAAGAAATCGAATGTTGAGAAGTCTCCATAAGAGCCTTCGTGTTTTTCTAGGTGATTCAACGTGCCTGTTTTCTGAGCACGTTTTAAGATTTGATTGATGTCCGTTTCGTCCTTAAAGGACTGTTTAGTTCGGCCATCTGTGTACTTTGGTTGTTTTGTTCCGAGCATTGACATTTTTAGTTTCCTTGAGCTTGGGAGCTTATGGTTGACTCCGATTGCGTAGTAGTCGTTTCTGTTTCCTTCGCTTAAGCGCGTTAGATACTGTTTTTCCTGTTGTGCCTAGGAGTTTACCTGCCCCAAGCACAGAGGCACCAGCAAGGCCAATGCCAGCGGTGCCTAGTTGAGATAGTCGTAAGTACGGAACAGTGTCGTATAGGTTTAAGTCCATCAGTCGCAGGTTTGTTGACGCGTTTATATTTCTCGCGTCTGCTATTTGTTTTGCCGCGGTGGCGTCTTGCGCCGCCCCTGATGCGCGAGCCTGGTAGTCCTGCGATTTGATGAGTTTTAGTTGCGCGTTCGCCATCATTGCTTCTTTTGCAGTGCTCACGCTTTTTTGGGCGCCCTCTACGGCCGCCTGACCGACGTTCCCCATCGTTGCCATAGCACCGGCAGGGGTCGATGCATCGAATTTTCCTGCCAGTATGGGGTTTATTCCGGCCGCTTTAAGGTCCGCCATTCGGCGGCGTACGGCCGTTGAGGACATTCTTGCCTGGAAGTCCATTTGAGCTTGCGCTTGTCGTCGGTTTGCACGGTTAGCCCGTGATTGTCCGATCGCTGAGAAGACGCCGCCGATACCGGCGGCGAGTACGGAGCCTGCTCCGGCACTGATCATTACAGTCGATCTAGATTGCCCGGTATTCCATACACGGGCATTGGTCGTGCAGCTTTTATCTCGAAGTAAAAGTCTGCAACGAAGTGTGGTTCGGTGGCGACCGCTATTGCGCGGTCCAGTGGTACACCGAGATTTGCGGTGATAAATGTATCACCGAGTGTTGGGAGGCTTGCGAAGTCTTCTGCCAAATGCCAGCTCGCAAGCGTTGATGGTGCGTCCACGCGCATTATCGCGCTGAGACGATTATTTTGGAATCGGTATTCGCCGTAGCGTTCCTGATACCCGAAAACGAGTATGTCGTTGGCCGATCCATCGGCCCATATTTCGTGATTCAGTACAGATTGTTCCCCGATTCCAGAGAGTACAGGGTAGTAGAAATCGAACCGCGTAGATTTTTTCCACATGCGATCGATTCCCTGTGAGTATGTTAAGTCGCCACGGACGTTACAGATTCCTAATAGCACGCCGTGTTCGACAAATGATTTAGAGAAGGAGTGCGTACCTGAAACGGTACCGATACCCGCAAGTTTGCCGAGATGATCGCCTTCTATGGGAGTTGTTTGTGCAGACTGTTGTGGCGTTGGATTTACATTGATAGGTGTGCTACCGCCACCAAGAAATTCCGCGCGTTGCAGTCTGTGGTCTGGGGACGTTACGCCCCAGTGCGCCTTAAGCGTTTCCACGTACCTCGTACCTGACCGAGCGTCCCGCTCCAGGAGCCGTTGAGTTTGAAACGCCAGGCGTATTTCGTTGATTGTTGATGAGGTGGCTGATTCCAGATCCACCTCAAGATTTCCGGAGCCGCCAGTAGCGGCTCCGAATTCCAGCTTGGTTCCCAGCTGGGTGTTTAAGTCGATTTTTTGTCCGGGTGTTGTTGGATCCTTGATGTAAACATCAGTAGTTGACCACCCGGCGCCTGCCTGAACCTTTGCGGTTGTGCCTAATGGCAAGCTAACCGCTGTGCCTTTTTGGGGGCTCGGGAGGCAGCTCGTAAAATAGTCGAAGCGCTTACCGCGCTTTAGCGGAACATCGGTGTATCCGCTGTCCGCATTGTCGTCCGGACCGTTGTCGGACGGTACCAAGATTGAATCTTGGAGGTTTTCATCCCGGTACCAATCATTCCAGCATTTACGATATGCCCGGAATGGTAAAGAGCTCGCGGCCGCATTAGCGCCCGTCAGTACAGGCGGTAACCCCATATAGTCGGCAAGATCGCCGACGTGAATTGCGGTCCCGCCTTCTAAGATTGGGATGGTGAACGTTGTTGAGTCGCCCGGATCATCCTGGGCGCCATGGAATTTTTCAAAGTTCACCCATATTGTCCTATATGGGACGAAAAACCAGTGAGTCTCCATATACATATTGTCCAGTATTGGATGGAGA